TTAAACAAGCGTTGAGCCTATTAGAGATAAACGTATTAGACCACATTATACTAACCTCCGATAATTATTATTCTTTTTTAGACGAAGGAATGATGTAAAATCAACAAACATGAAAAAACTAACTGCAATTATCTTAACTACTTTCATTTTCTCTTGCGCCAAAGAGGAGGTAGATATATATTCTTTCCCTACTGCTATATTTTTTCAGGATGAGCAAAAAGGTAACGAAGTATATAAATATAAATATACTCTAATCAAGTATAATAACTTTTGGTTTCTGAAACATAATGAAAAAACGACTACTCTCTTAAAATTCGACGTCTATACCAACCAAGCTAAGCCCGTAGGCAAATGGATAACGTACCCAGAGTGGATGCAGAACCCATCTATTCTAACATTTGACAATAATACAATAGATAGTGTAACAAATATGCGTCAAACAGATATATCAGAAACCAAACTAAATAATTTAAAAACCAATTAAAACCAATTTTTTATGTATTTTATTGATTACCTAAGCAAAAAACACAACTACAATAAAAAACGTCAATACTTCGATGACTGGGGCAAAGCCATCGAATGGGGGCTAAAAAATATTGACAATTTTAGTATAGATATGCTCTTCTGTACGCCAAACAAATCTAATTAACAATTAAAAAAACAAATATGCAAACTACAATTATTATCTCAGGACAACCAAACGGCAATTCAACACTAAAAAATGCAATTACTTCGCATAATTGCGAAGAAAAAAGGCTACAATATGGAGGCTGGGAACTAACATTTAGGACCAAAGGCGAAGCGGTTAAGGCTATTCGCAGCGCATATACTTATTTGCTTAGAGAATATCCAGAACTAAAGGGATCAATGCTAAATGCTTCTCAAGATAGAACTTCAATAAACTTTGACGCATCAAGGGCTTATATTTTTATAACTAACTAATTAAACAAACAAACATGAGACCAATTAAACTAACCATTGTAGGCTATCTTTTTAACGGCATTCTATACACAAGTAGAGAAGCGTGGCTAATAGCTAAGGAGAAGGCAGAAAAGGCTAAAAATCACAATTTTTTTGCTAAACTATTAAAGTCCATTGTACTATCCGACAAGGTGCAAGAGGCAAAAAACAAATTGAAAAAACTAGGCTACTCCTTCAGTAGATACGTTGAGCTAATTAAAGCAAAAGCGAAAGCAAAAGAATTTTTTATATATTTGCCGAAAAAGGAGAGAATACTACTATGCGACTAAGTAAAATAACATTAGAGATATTAGGGAGCAAGAACGCAAAAGCCTATTTAGGCGCTTATTATAGCGTCGATTCTAAAGAGATAGGCGATTGGGTTAAACTTGAGAAAAAAGGCGAAAAAACGAGGTTAACAAGTGAATTTGGGTTAAATCTTATACTTCAATATAGAGTACAAGAATTAAAAGATTATTTAGTCTCAGAGGTGCCTGACTTGCTTGAAAAAGACGACTTAAAATTGCCCATTAAACAAATGACAAGCAAAAAAAAGTATAGATACGATATGAGTGGGAGAAAACACAGAATTGACTCTATGACCGGAAAGAAAAAACAAATTGATAATTTTTAGATCATGGCAATAATTACAGCGAACACAAAAGCAGAGATAGTCCTAGAGTTAGACGATAATAGCTCAATAATTAGCGTATGGATGTTATACGGAAATGCCGAACCAATTAAGGTGGCGTTTGACAGAAATTCAGAAATATTTATAGAGATGCAAAAAGACATTGATAACGAGATAATAAAACCAAACTTATGAATCAAGAATTTTTTAATAAATTGTTCGATTACTTTGACGTTTCCAAAGGCAGAGACAATGAAATGAGCAAAATAGCAAACAAAAAAGTAAACAAGGTTAAAGATAGAGAACTGGTTTATAATTTGGTAAATGGAGACCGCTCTACCAAAGAAATATCTATTATTTTGGGCAAAGAGATATATCGCATAAGTGGCAGGTTTACCGAGCTTAAAGCAAGCGATAAGATAGAATTGTCGCATTATAAGGATGGTTTTTCGGTTTATAAATTAAAAAAATAACTTATGGATTGGAGCATAAAAACTTCCTCAATCTTCCAATATTGGGAGGATATAAGAACAAAAAATCAGTACTTTAAAATAAAATATATATCTTTGCAAAACTATGGACAAACTAAACAAAGACTATTGGGCAGGGTGGATACATTGCTACTTGAGAGAACTTCAATGTAACAATCCAGAATTTAAAGAGGCGTGCAATCTCTTGAAAATTGTTATTTTAGAAGACAAGGTAGTCCTACATTATGCTGTGGAAGTTTATGGACATACTGACCATATTTTGTGTGATGACCCAAAACACATTGAGTCTACTACAGATTACCGAGAAGACATAGAAGTAATTAATATCAACAAAAATAAACTGATGTTTATAAGCGACCTAGAAGACGCATTAATTAAAATATCTCAAATTAATCCATTTTATGCAGAATGAATATTTTGTTAGACTACTACCTTGTTTTATTACCTTTTTGCTTATTTTAATTATATCTTTATTTATATGATTATATTATTTGATTACGATTCAATGCTATACAAGGCTAACTACAAAATAGTTAGCATAAGTGAAATAAAAGAATTATATCGTATTGGCATGAACAGGGAGGCAATATCCGAAGAGATTGTCATTAAGTCCATAGATAGGATGCAAACAATTGAACAAAAGATATTTGAGGATATTGAAAGCACAGGGGCGCAAATAACAGAGATAAGATATTTCGTCACGGATTGCCACAAATCTATAAGGAAGCAAATAAGCGCTGAATATAAGGCTAAAAGAAAGAAGAACAAGTGGGCTGAGGCAATACGCAAAAAGATTTTAAGAGGGTATTCTAATATTTTTAGAAACGACTACTTTGAGGCTGACGACTTAATAGCTGATGAGGCAAATTATTTAAGAGCAAATGGAATAGAATATATAATTTTATCCCTTGATAAAGATTTGCAACAAATAGAGGGTATTCATTACAATTATTACACTGATATTGTAGAGGAAGATGGCAGAGAAATAAGAGTTTCAAGGGGGCTGTCTATTACTTCTGAATTTGAAAGCAAATATTTCTTTTGGAGGCAAATGCTTATGGGAGATAGTTCCGATGGCGTACAAGGATTATTTAAAATTGGAATTGTAAAGGCTACTGAAATATTAGACGGATGTATAACAGAATCTCAACTTAAACTAAGAGTGTGTAGGGCGTATTTAGACCATTATTCTTATAAAGAGTATCAGGGCAAAGGAAATAAAAAAATTAGAATAAAGTATGAATTAAATGCAGATAAGGCAAGGGAGGAGTTAGAAAAAAACTATAGACTTTTAAAATTAGGCACATACGAAATAAATTAATAACTTAAAATAAAACAAAATGGAATTTAAAGGAAAATTAGTAAAAAAACCTATTCTTACTACCGGAGTAACGAAAGCAGGAAAAAATTGGGCATCTTGTGAATTTATTGTAGAAGAACAAACCCAGTACCCACAAAAAGGAAAGTTCAAATACTTTGCTCAGGACGACAAGGTAAAATTTGTTAAAATCTTTGCTGAAAAAGCCAAAGCAGGAGACAAATTAGACATTAGCTTCAACATTAAGTGCAATGATTATCAAGGTAAGGAATATGTAGAACTTAGTGTATGGAGTGTTAAGTTTGCGGATCAAAAAGCAAATGTAATACCTGTAGAAAGCAAGGAGGACGATTTAGATTTGCCATTTTAACATTAAACCATGAACAACGAAAATAATGACTTCATGATAGAAGTGCAGCAGGCTAAAACAAATTTAGAAAAGTATGCGGAAAGCATTATCGAACAATTAAAGGCTAAATATCCAGAACTTGAACTATTTTTTAGTGTAAATTTAGTAGACAAGACCAATCATAAAATGTTTATAGAGGACCTCATTAAAGAAACTAATTTGTTTTTTAATGTGGATATAACGAGCAAGTCAAGAAAGTCTTGTTATACGAAAGCGAGGTTTATTTTTGCTTACTTATGCAGAAATGCTTTAGGATTTTCTACTCCTTTTATAGGTGATAGGTTGGGTGGGAGAGACCACTCGACAATAATTGCTTCTACAAATAAATTCAAAGATTTTTTTGAGACCGAAGAGCCGTTCAGAGAAGATACATTCAAGTATATTGAACACATGAAAAAATTAGGGTATATATCTATAGCGTATAAACTTAATTATAACGAAAAATATAAATTTTTGTAAACAAAGATGCTATTTGGCTGAAAAATTATTGCCACTAACGTGATGCAGATAAGCGAAGGCACAAATAGCGTTGGCTTTTGCGAGGGATTTGGGCTTTTGCTTATGTGCTGTTATAAGCCGTTTTTCTTAATTTAAAATTTATAAAATGGAACAAAATAAAATATATCACATTGATTGCCTTGATGGGTTTAAGCAACTTGAAAATAAAAGCGTTAACCACGTTTTTACAAGTCCACCATACAATAGAAAAAGAAATGATAAATACGAACACCATAACGATTGTATTGATGATTATTTTGGGTGGCTGTGTAATGTTATTGATGAATGTATAAGGGTTTCAAAAGGATATGTATTTTTCAACATAATGAAAAACTACTACAATAAACAAGATGTTTTTAAATTGATTGGTAAATACTCTGAAAACATAGTTGAAATAATTGTTTGGGAAAAAACAAATCCACTACCTGCAAATGGAAATAATATTACAAATGCTTATGAGTTTTTTTTGATATTTGGAAGCGATGCTTTAAAAAGCAATACTACTTATACAAAAAATATAATATCAACCGCAGTAAATTCAGATATGACAACCGACCATAAAGCAATAATGAAACAAGATGTTGCGGAGTGGTTTATTAAAAATTTTACAAAAGAAAATGATTTAATTTTAGATTGTTTTATGGGTGCTGGGACTACTGCTATAACTTGCAAATTCAATAAAAGAAATTATATTGGATTTGAATTAAATGAAAAATATGTCGAACTGTCAAATAAGCGAATTTACGATGCACTTGGGTTGTTCGCTTAAAATGGCTTATAACGGGTTGCGGCTAAACGAGGTGGCTGATTATACCTCGAAACTTAATACGAAGAACAATGGATAATTTAAACAACAAACTTTCAGACGAAGCACAAAACCAGCCATCTTGTTTAGGTGCTGTTATACGCAGTTTTCCTGATAATGTTGAAATATGGAAATGGTGGCAAACACAGAAATTTCAAAAAGAACAAGGTGAGCAAGAGTACACAATGATTTATGAGATTGATTTACCTAAGATACTGAAAGCATTTACGGAGCAGTTTCCAAATTGCGTATAACGGTTTGCAGCTTGGCGCAGTTTGCGCTGGCTTGTGGGAGGGGAATTGCGCTAAGGTGCTGTTATGTGTCTGTAATTTTTTTAAACTTTTGAGCGATGGAATTAAATAAAATATATAATGAGAGCAATTTAGAAACGATGGCAAAGATGCCTAATGGTTTCGTTGATTTAGTGGTAACATCACCGCCTTATGATGGACTAAGAACCTATAATGGTTACTCATTCCCATTTGAAGATATTGCTAAAGAACTTTACAGAGTAACCAAAGAAGGCGGTGTTGTTGTTTGGATTGTAGGGGATGCCGTTGTTGATGGTGGTGAAAGCGGAACAAGTTTTAGGCAGGTGTTATTTTTTCAATCACTTGGCTTTTTAATACACGATACAATGATTTACGAAAAGAACGGTGCTGCATACCCAGCAAATGACAAAAGCAACCGTTATAGCCAAGTGTTTGAATATATGTTTGTGTTGAGTAAAGGGAAGCCTAAAACTTACAATTTGATTAAGGATAGAAAAAACAGGTGGGCAGGAAGTAAAACATTTGGAAACCAAAGCAACAGAAAACAAGATGGCGAACTTGATAAAAAAGGGAGCAGAGAAACGGCAGAATATGGCTACCGATACAATATTTGGAAATACAATAATGGATATGGATATTCAGCCGAAGAAGATATTGCATACGAACACCCTGCCATATTTCCCGAAGCGTTGGCTGCCGACCACATATTTACTTGGAGTAATGAAAATGATTTGGTTTACGATTGTTTTGGTGGAAGCGGAACAACGGCAAAGATGGCTCACAAACTGAAACGAAACTGGATATTAAGTGAATTGAGCAAAGAATATGTTGATATAGCAGAAAAAAGAATTGCTCCTCATTTAGCACAAACTTCATTGTTTTAGGTGCGGTGGGAAAAAAGTTTAAAAAAATTATTGCACATAACTTATTGATTGGAGCATAAACACCTACTAATAATGAAAACAATATCAAAAAGTTATAAGGTTAAATGGCAATTAGCGTTCAACAACAACTATGTATGGACTGAATGCGGGAAACTGTTTAATTTTAAAACTAAAAGAGAACTTAAAAAAACTCTTAAAGGCTCAAAAATTGGCTATTGGATTGGATCTAAATTCTATAAAATTGAAAAACTAAAAAAAGAAATAGAATTAATTCCAAAAATTATTTGTCCATTTTAAAATAATATATATATTTGCACTCTAAACAATAAACTATGACAACAAATCTTTCAATTTACAACAAACTCAAGACACCTCCAAAAGAGGCATTAAAAACAATTGGAGCAGGTAGGCTTAAAGGCATGACCGATATTAAGCCTCAGTGGAGAATACTTGCTATGACAGAGCAATTTGGACCTTGCGGTATTGGTTGGTTTTATGACGATGTTATTTTTGATTATCAGCATACTGCATCTGGAGAAGTGGTTTGTAATTGCAGACTAAAATTATTTATTAAGGTAGACGGAGAGTGGAGCCAACCTATTGTTGGTACTGGTGGAAGTAAATTAATCGCACAAGAAAGCAAAGGTTTATATGTTTCTGACGAAGCCGAAAAAATGGCAATGACCGATGCTTTAAGCGTGGCTATGAAAGCTATAGGAGTAGCAGGGGATATTTACTTGGGATATTCTGACTCTAAGTACAATACAAGCGAAAAGAAAGAAACTAATTTAGCGCCTATACAAGACACTTTGTCTTCTATTAATACCATAGAAGAACTTCAGTCATTTTGGAAAGAAAATGAGGCTGAATTTAGCAAAAACATACAAATAATTAAACTTATAGAAGCCAAAAAACAAGAACTTAAAAAATAATACCATGAGTAAATTTAATAAATCAAATATAATCGTAATTAATTTTGATGAAATACATACAGACGATTACCCAGACTTTTGTGATGGCTATGTATCTAAAGCCTTATACAATGGCAATGAAATGACTCAAGACGAACTTGATGAACTTAACGAAGATAGAGAGCTAATAGGAGAACTGATAATGGAATATTTTAATTAATATATATTACCATTTTGTTTTATCAGCTACTGCAATACACACATCTATAAAATCTTGTTGAGTGTATTTTTGTTTCATCATATTTACTTTTATTGTTACCCATTGAAGATTACCTTCAATATATCCTAATGAGCTATCAATCCTATCTAAAGATGCAGGGCTATTAACTTCCATCCCATGAATATCCCATCCTGTTAAAGCACATTTAAAGTCCTGTTCTATTAATAAGTCTGCAAGATACTCAAAAGAAACATCCCAAATTATACCTCTAAGTAAAGCATTCGATTTATATTTATGAGCAAAAGATTTCCTAAGAACATTTTTATAATATCCCATATGGGCATTATTTTCAGGATCTTTATTGCTACATTTTTTACAAAGTTTACCTAACTTAAACGATTCTTCTGCATAATTTTTTCTTAAATAACTTTGTTCTTCATTACAAATTGGACAAAGTTTATAAAATCTGCCGTCTTCTTTCTTATAAACCATAATCACCATTTTACAGCGTCTGACCAATAAGCTGCACTCATTTTACCTTTAGCTATGTTTTTTGCGTGTCTGGCTTTAAAGCTTTCTCTTCGGTTCTTATAGGCTTCAGATTCGCCTTCTTTATGAGGGCTACCCTTTACGCCTTGCTGACCGAAACGAATAAGTTTTTCTTTGCCATTTTCACAAGCTTTAACTACATGAGACTTGGTTGGATGATTAGGAGTAGTTCTTGGAGTATTGCATTTTAAGGATGACTTTGTTATTTTCATAATTTTTTTTTACAAAAATAGTAAATTATTAAGTAAAAATTGTAAATTTGCATTACCGATGTGGCAGTCGGTGCAAAAAAATCACATGGAATCAACACAAATTTTATTATTTAAAGTATAATCTGTTTATTGGCTCTCTAAGGTAAACTCCATGTGTTTTACTTGAACCAAAGCCAAAAGGAGAGAGCCGTAAATAGACCTATTTTATGAGTAAGTTAAGAAGTATATCTACAGCTATTTGGAGCGATCCATTTATAGAGGAATTATTTGCGGAAGAAAAATTGCTTTTCATTTATCTTATCACAAATGAGAAAACTAATATGCTTGGTATATATGAACTAAGCATAAAAAAAATGTCATTTGAAACTGGGATAGAAAAAAATAAAATAATCGAAATATTACAAAAGTTTGAAAAGCTAAATAAGGTAAAGAAAATTGATAATTATATATTATTGGTAAATTTTGCAAAGCACCAAAATTATAACCCAAATATGATGAAATCAGCAATTAGTGTATATAATGATTTGCCTAATTCGTTGAAAATAAAAGGATTAGTATTAGATAAATCAAATCCTTCTAAATCCTTTGAAACCCTTTTAAACCATTTGGGAATGGTTCGGAAAATAGAAGTAGAATATGAATATGAATATGAAGAAGAAGTAGAAGAAAAAATTCTTGATGAATCTGTCCTTGTTCCAGATAATTTTAAAAACCCAAAAA